TGTTGTCAGAGTTATATCTCCAGGATACATTTCTTCCTGGCATAGCAAGGGTGGTACTACCATCAATAGCAGTGTAACTTGCATTCAATGTAGCATCTTCATGAGCAGTGAACCTCTCCTGGTTGGTAAGTCTCCAGGTCATCTCACCTGCCTGATATGCATTGTTCTCACCACTACCAAGATCTTCATTTCCTTCAAAGTTTGTTGCCCAATACTGATTACCAGCAGTTGTTGGAACTGTAAACTTAACTTTCAATCCAGCTTTCAATGCCCTGTTAGATTTCCACACATCGTTAGTTTTGGTTCCATCGTAGAAACTACTAGAACTAGGACGATCTGAATCTGTGTAAGATCTAAGTGTAAAATCTTGTCCCCTTACTGTTGATACTGATGGGAGATAGCTGCCTCCTGTGTCATCACCACCACGAGAGAAGTAGATATAAGTTGAAGTTGTCCCTACTCCAACATTTGATTCAGATAATAACCAATCACCTGTTCCAGAAGCTTCCCAGAGTTGTAACTTCTCTGTTGCATGGTCTACTCTAACATAATATGTGCCATTATCTACTTGAATATCTTTTGGCAACTCAACACCAGTAGCACCATGGGATGCAGTAGCAGCCTCCCAGTCAGTTCTGTTATGGTTGTACTGCCATTTCATTGACCAGTTAGATTTGTTTCTAACATTGTCACTACCAGTTACACCAACACCACCATTCCAAATACCAACGTGGGTACTATTGCCAGGAATTGAGAATACAATTTCATTACCTTTTCTTACTGGTGTACCATAGAAGACAACACCATTGTCAAGGTTGTGTTCATTGTTAGCAAGTTGATTGCCAGTATTCAAATAGAAGTAAGCAGTTGATGCTGCAAGTGATACTGGTGACACATTGTTCAATGCATTAACATCAATATCAACTGTGGTTGCATCTTGAAGAGTGAGTCTGAGTGTGCTATTACCAGATGTAAGGATACCACTAGTAACAGGATTACCAGCAGAACCACCTTCAATGAATATAGTTGTAATACCTGAAGAGACTGGAGTTACAGTTGATACACCACTACCTTTAAAATTAAATAAAGTAACACCTGTACCAACATATCCGCCAGTAGTGCCAACACCAATAGGATAGCTATGAGCATCAGACAGATTGAATGCTGGTGTTGCATCACTATCACCAAGAGTAAAATTAACTCCACCAAGTCCAGTAATATGTGGTGAGAGTTGAGTAGAATTTATATTTCCTGTGATTTGAGATCCAGCTATGCTCTGGATTTGACCGCTAGTAATAAGACCTACAATATTACTCACTGGTACTGTTGATGCAATACCTACAGTTGCAATATCTCCAGAAACAGAAAGACTTCCAACTCCACCACCTGTAAAGTTGATAGTAGTACCACCACCAACTAATGTACCTTCTTTTTGGAAATCAATCTCGTTTGCTTTCTTGTTTGCCTGGTCATTGATATAGTCAACAATTTGTTGTGTAGTGAATCCTTCATTAGCGAGAATCTGACCTGCTTCATTCTTAATTCTACCTTCCTTCAATCCCTTAAAGATTCTTCTGGGAGTAACACCATCTCTAGCAAATAGATCAGTTCTAACCATTCTGATTCTATCAGAAAAGTTAGGGTTAATACTCGCTAAAACTTTACCACCAAGTGGAGCAGGTTGAACCCTTGATCCATCAAAGAATAAACTACCTGCACTTACATCTGCAAAAATTCTGAATTTCTTTGCCATTTTATGCTACTACGTTGATTGTTAGGGCCATCATTTCAAAATCACCTTCATCACTTGCTCTTGCTTGAATATTAAAGGTGCCAGCAGTCGCTGTCGTCATTCCAGATAGTGAACTACCAACATAGAAGTTGATCAGTGTTTCACTTATATAGTTCTGGTCAGCACCCTCATTACAGATTAGTGCTTGCTCTCTTGTAATACTAAAATTAGTTGTTCCATATCCCTGAGTTGTGGGATTTGTGGTAAATTCTAATTTAAAGTCAAGGTTAGTATTATCAATATCAGGGTTGAATTGAGAAGCAATTCTTACAATAACTGTTGAACCATCATCCAAACCAGCAAGAGAGAATTGGGTCTGTCCTGTACCAATGGTAGCACCAGTACCAACCCAAGGATCATTGTTGTTGGCATCAAGCATCTTCTGAGGCAAGAAGTCAACCTTGTTAGTACGAACAGAAGGTTGAATCATTACAAACTCATCAGCAGGAAGAGTTTGAACTGTATTTGCTACACCAGTGGTGTAATAGTTGGTGCTATATCTATAATAACCTTGATGGTGGTCATTGAAGAATGTTGCTAGTCCAACAGAACTTACGCCAACATAATTTGAGCCATTATGTTGTAGGAGTTGACCAGCAGTTCCTACATATGGATCCTCCTGTTTTGCTACAGTAAGATTTTCATATACTTGGAATTCTAACACATCACCATCATTAACGGCAGGTGTCATAGTGACACCAGTTCCTGTTGTTGCCAAAAAGTCAGTTCCACTTCTTTGTTTTACACCATTCATGAAAACATCAATGAAACCAACAGCATATCCACCACTAATTGTAAAATCTGTGGTCACTCCAGAGGATGTATTGACTTGTCTTCTGATAGTGGTAGCAGGAATGTCAATAGTTACTGTGGTTCCTGAACCAGTAATTGAAGATACGCCACTACCAACAAAGTTAATATCGGTGAATCCATAACCAACAGAAGTGCTGGCAGATTGAATTCCAACACCAGTGATGGCCTCAGCACTACCTAAAGATGTGCTATCAATACCAACCCACTCTGTTCCGTTGTAGATCAGCAGTTTATTAGTACCTGTGCTCTCATCAAAACTTACGTCTGCAAGATCTTTGATGAATCCAGCACCACCGCCACCAATAGACGACAGTTGAACTTGAATTCTATTAATGAATAATCTATAGTGATCCTGCAATTGCTTCAGAGTCACATAGTTTTGGTCTAATGATGTGAGAGGATCACCAGTCTTAGTATCAGGACTCCCTGGTGTAATGGGAGTATCTTCAGTCAGAAGTGCCTTTTCACTAAACTTAGAGAGAACCTCTTCAATATGATTTACTTTTTCAATAAGAGCCTTATTCTTCTTTTCAATAGACTCAATATGCAGTTTACCAATTACATCTTGAACTTCTTCCTTGATACTTTCAATATATTCATTCTGCTTCTTGATGTGAACTTCATTAGTATTTAAATTGACTTCAAGATCTTTAATCTGTTCGGTCAAATTTTCTTCAAACTCATTAACTTCTTTCTTTAGTTTGTCGTGATATGCAGAGGTGCTAATATCAAGATTGGCTTGGAGTTCAAGAACATCTTGAACAGTAGTTTCCTCAATATTTTCAAGTTGTTTTGCAAACCTCTCTAATCGATTAGAGAATGTCTGTAGTTTCTTATCTTCTGATACCTCTCTTTTCCTAGAATCTTTACACAGTCTTGCATAAGATTCAAAAATTTCTTCGGTTTGATTTTTTGACTCTTGAACAGTTGTTTGAACTTTTTCTAACAAAGAATCAATATCAGTTTCCTTGATATTGTTAACTTTATAGAGATTTTCAATTTGCTCTGTTAAATCATTAACTTTCTTTAGAACAGTTGTTTCTAACTCTTTGACTTCTTCTTCTGATTTTAATTTGGACTCCACCAGCATTCTGCTGTACTTTGGAATCTCTGTATTGGTAAATTCTTTGACTGTGGAATTTAATTCTTCTAATCTTTCTTGATAAGTTTGATTGATGAAGTTAATTTTTTCATCAAAAATATTTTGAGCCTCACTGATCTTCTCCTCTGTCCTTAACTCAGTTTCGGCAAAAAACTTTTTGTACTGGGGTAAATCTTCATTAATAACATCGATAATATCCCCAACCTCATCCCTTATAGTGGATAAACTATGTTGGTTGATAGTCTCGACTTCTGATAAAGCAGTTGTAACTTCTTTATTAACGTCTGCCCTAATCGTATCAAGATTCTCTTCTACAGAATCTTTTAGATTTACGAACCTATTATCAATTCTAACTTCCGACTCTGCAATTAAATTTTTGTATTTTGGAACTTCAATATCTAAAAAAGAGTTGACCATTTCAGAAGTCTCTGAAAAGTCATCGCTAATTTTATTTACAATATTCTCGTTGACTCCTGATATTTTATCTTCAACTTTTGCAATCGCTTCTTCTACGAAGAAAAGATGTGCCATCATAGCATCATCCAAATCTTCTTTTTTAATTAATGTTTGAATCTCTTTCTTTACTTCTCCAATTTCAGTTGAGATAGTTTCAACTTTCTCAACATTGTGTTTAAAACTTTCAAATGTTGAGGAAAAATCATTAAGTGATTGAATACGATTGAGGTTAGATTTGAATACACTAAAAGCCTCTGAGATTTTCTCAATTTTTTCTGGTTTAGAAGATGCTAACTCTTCCTTAACAGAATCTAGAGAACTTTTCTCTTCGGGTTTAATATAAAAATCGGAAGGCTTCTTTAATGCCACTTATTATTACCTCAGTTATAGTTATATTTATTTTTTCTCTGTGTCTTCATTTTGAGACTTGAGAAATTTGGACAGATCCGAAGTAGATCCAACAAAAAGTGCGTTGGTCACATTAGTAGGACCTTTTTTGGATTCTTCATTAACATCTTTCAGTTTTTTCTGAAGATCCATTAATTTATCAGTTGCGTCTGCCACATTTTTAATTAATTGACCTGCAACTTCATATGCTCTGGGCATTTCACTTTCTTGAGCTAACTCAAGAATACCATTAATTGCTTCTTGTCCTTTCTCAATTATACTATACAGATTTCCACGAGTATAGTCATAGTCTTTATCAACATCATCCTTTTCTATTTTTAATCTTTTAGCAACTTCTATTGACTCTTTTTCAGCAGAGACAATCTCTGTCTCTACGTTAAATGCTTCATCTAGGCCATCATATTTTTTAGTCATAATTACGAAATCGTTCCAGTAAATCCAAAGTCGTCGCCAAATTCTATAATATCACTATCTTCTGTGGCAGTGTAATCAATACCTTTAATTTCTGCACCTCTAATATGTGAGGCAACAGTTGTACCATCTTTTCCTCTTTCCACGGTAATTTTGTTACCAGAAATCTTAGTAACAAACATTTCTTCTCCACCAATTTCAATATATTTTTTGAGAGTGACGGAGGATCCCTTATCTACATTAAATGCTGTTGTAGATGTATCAATGTCCTCGGAGAGATTAGTAACAACGTCTCCAGTATAATCTTTAATAGCTCTTGGTTTGACACTGTATGTAAGGTCTCTGACTGTGCTCTTACTGTCTCCAGAGTAGTAAGAAATCGAAGATCTCTTGATAATATCCGAGGTTGCAGAGGAAACAGGGCCAAACAGGTAAGTCTTTGCCGTAAATCTCAATGTATAAAGGAGAACTCTACGAGTAGAGAAGTCTCCCTCATAATCATCTTGCATTGTTATATTTTCCAATACAACAGGAATATCTCTCTTTTCGTTTATTGGTCCAACTAAATTTACTGTTAGATTATATTGTGGTTGAAAATATGGTAAAATTTGTTCTACAATTTGTAGAGCATCGTCATTTAATTTAGACATAATACTCAATTCAAATTGCATATTGTATGGAACTGGCATGTATGCTTTTTTGACACCAGTATCGTTATTTGGGTCTTTAACTGTAAATTGTTGAGTTGTAGTTACCTTTCTTGATTGATCGTAGGTTAATCCAATAAACTCAAATGACATCCTGGGGAGGGTCATTGCCGTCCCTTTACTTAGATCAGGAGATTGTTCGAGTCTTGCAAGAAATTTTTGAGTAGGTCCATAAGCAAGAGGAACTCTAACAATACTAGTAGTATTATCAGAAGAATCCTTATGTTGAATCTCTAATGAATTAAAAAGAGTACCAAAAGATATGATAGTCTTTCTTAAAATTTCGTTGTAAAAATATTCAAACATTGGTCAAACCTACAATACTCCACCTATCGAGATATCTTTATTTATGGAGTGCCGAAGGGGTTCTCCTCAGAGAAGTCTAAAATAGCATCAGCTTCGGTCTCAATTGAATTATTGTCTGCAAAATTGGTAAGTGGTGGGAATGTTTCTGATTTTCTGAATACGTATTGAGCTCCAGATTCAGCACCAGTTAAAGTCTCACCTTGAACAAAACTTCCATTTACATTCATAACTTCCAATTGATTGGTAGATTCATTCCATATTCTTACCCTAGCAGTCGTTCCACTGGAAGATCCGGTTATGATTTCATTAAACTTAAACGTTCCAGTAGAGTCTGAGGCAGGATCTTCAACAGTTATTGTTGGAGTTATCACATACCCATGCCCAGAATCTGTGATGTAGATTTTTTCAACTGCTCCTGCAGATGTTAAAGTGGAAATGCCGGTTGCTGTGGCAATTCCTAAGGTATCATGATAATCAATATAGTTCTTATCACCAACAGTATTAGATATTGATACTGTGGGCGGTGATAGGTATCCACCACCACCGTATGTAATTAAAATGCCGGTGACGATACCACACTGATCTCTTCCAAGTTCAAATACAGATGTTGCTATACCAACATTTGTTGCTGCAGTTGACATGATAAGACTGCTTTGGCCAATACCAGAGATAAATGCATTTTCTGCAATGAAATTATAAGAGTCGCTATATCCAATACCTAATCTTACTCTGTCTCCAACAATGACTCCAAGAGTATTAATTCCTGTGATCGTTGTAGACCCAATACCAACAGTCCCTTGATAATGAAGAGAATTAAATCTTATAGTTGCGATACCAGTTGCTTGGAACTCTGTCGAAACTCCTTCAGGTGCAGCAATTGTAACAGTGGGAATCGCATTATAACCAAATCCACTATTGCCAATTGCAATTGAAGTAACTGATCCAGCAACAGATACTGTAGCTGTAGCAGTCGCTCTAACTGGTGATGGAAGAGCAACGGTAAGTGTAGGAGTTACTGTATATCCAGCACCAATCGTTGCTCCCTGTCCAACTGCCCAAACTTCTGTTGGGTCAAAAGTAATTCCAGTAACAACTCCGATAGAATTAATTGTTGCAATACCAACTGCAGTTGTGGTTGGATTAACTGTTCCTGTT